CAGTCGGGATGTCCTTGCTCGTCAAAGGGTGGCGATCCGAACGGGATCGTCGGCCGATGGGGACGTTACAGCCGCGCCGATGAGATCGCCGTCCCGCGGTCGTCGTTTACCTTGAGCTACTTCGATTTGCGTAGGTTGTGGCAGCTGGCGATGCGACGGGTATGCGGTCGCATTGCCATTGCCTATGCTCGTATGCGTGACGGGGCTGATCGAGATCGTGGTGATGCTGCTCTTCGTCGCGCGGGTGACCCGGCTGATCGTCGCCGACGAGATCACCCGCCGGCCCCGGGAAGCCATCGTCCGCCGGCTGCCTGAGGGCAGCCCGCTGGCGTACCTGCTGTTCTGCCGCTGGTGCCTGTCGGTGTGGATCGCCACGCCGGCCGCCGCCGGCTGGTGGCACCTGTCCGAGGTCTCCCGCTGGTCCGGGTTGTGGTGGGTCGACGTGCCCACCGTCGCGCTGGCTCTGTCGTACGCGACCGGCCTTCTGGTGCGCGCCGAGCCGGGGGAGTAGCGCATGGGGTGGTGGGGCACGAAGCCAAACGTCGACAGCGCTGTGGGCCAGGCGACCGCTGTCGTGGCCTCGGCGGCGAAGATGCGCTACGAGTCCAGCGGCAGCCTGCGCAAGGTCACCAAGCAGCAGTGGCAGGACGAGGCGTGGCGGCACTACGAGGAGTGCGGCGAGTTCGCGTTCCTGGTCGACCTGATCGCCAAGGCGATGGGCCGGGCCCGGCTGTACATCACGCAGGTCGACGACGAGGGCCGTCCGATGGAGACGCCCGACCAGGCGCCGGCCGGCGTCAACGAGACCTTCCTCGGCGGCCCCAGCACCCAGGCCGAGCTGCTACGCGACGCCGGCATCCAGCTCGGCGTGCCCGGCGAGTGCTACCTGATCGGCGAGCCGGAACGCGACGCCGAAGGCAAGGCCACCGACCGGGAGCGGTGGTTCATCGCGTCGGTGGAGGAGCTGACCGAGCGGGCCGGGAAGTACGTGCTCGACCAGGGCGACGGGGCGCGCGAGCTGGAGTCCGACGAGACGGTCATCGTGCGGATCTGGGTGCCGAGCCCCCGCAAGCACGCGCTGCCGTCCAGCCAGGTGCAGTCCAACCGGCGGGTGTTGCGGCTGATCGAGCGGCTGACGCAGTACGTGCAGTCGCAGATCGACTCCCGGCTGGCCGGGGCGGGCATTCTGCTGCTGCCCAACGAGCTGAGCTTCGTCGCGCCGGAGCAGGAGGAGGACGCCGAGGACGGGGTGTCGTCGTTCCTGTCGACGCTGACCGAGGCGATGACCACCGCGGTGAAGGACCGCGACAGCGTGGCCGCCCTCGTCCCGATCGTGGTGCAGGGTCCCGCCGAGCATCTGGAGAAGGCCCGGCTGCTGAGCTTCGCTACGGAGCTGAGCAGCGCGGTGCCGGCGATGCTGGACGGCGCGATTCGGCGGCTGGCGCTGGGCTTGGACGCCCCGCCGGAGATGCTGCTGGGCATGACGCAGGCGAACCATTGGGGTGCCTGGATGACCGACGAGGCGACGATCAAGTACCACGTCGAGTCGAAGCTGGAGCTGTTCTGTGCGGCGCTGACCGAGCAGATGCTGTGGCCGGCGCTGGAAGGCGCGCAGGGTGTGGCCGACCCGCGCCGGTGGATCGTCTGGTACGACACCAGCGAGCTGACGCAGACGCCGGACAAGGGTGCCGACGCGAAGGACCTGTACGGGCTGGGCGAGCTGTCCGGGGACGCTTTGCGCCGGGAGACCGGGTTCGGCGACGGCGACAAGCCGACCGACGAGGAGCGGGAGCTGCGGCGGCTGCTGGAGATCATCCGCACGGTGCCGGCGGCCGGGCCGCTGCTGGTGACCCGGCTGCTGGAGGTCGCCGGGGTTAGCGTGCAGCTCGACCCGGAGGCGTTGAAGCCGCAGCCGGCACCCGCCGAGCTGCCGCCCGGCGGCGACGAGCCGCCGCCGGCCGAGGAGGAGCCGACGACGGAGGAGCAGCCGCCCGGCGACACCGAGAACCGCGGCCCGCCCGAGCAGAACGTGATCGCCGCCGCGGCGGCCGGGCCGCTGAGCGCGCCGTTCGTCGCCGCGTGCGAGGTGCTGGCGCTGCGGGCCCTGGAGATCGCCGGGAAGCGGGCGCTCGGTCGGGAGAGGTACCGGCACCAGGGGTTGAAGGCGTGGGAGTTCCACACGGTGCGCCCGGCCACGCCAGCGTCGGTCGCCCGGTTGCTCGAGGGAGCGTGGACGGCGGTGCCGGCCGTCGCGGCGAAGCTCGGCGTCGACGACGAGAAGCTGACGGCGGCGCTGACCGCGTACGTCGGCGGGCTTCTGGTGACCGGCGCGCGGCACGACGTCGACGAGCTGCGCGAGCACCTGGCCAGCACCGTCGCCGGGGAGTTGGTGCCGGCATGAGCGCGACGATCCTGGTGCCGGACCTGGTGGCCGCCCACGGGTACGCCTGCCAGCGGTCCCGGCGCAAGGACGGCTGCGAGCGGCTGCGGTGGACGATCTGCCGCACCTGCGGATGGTGGGGCGACCTGTGGGAGGGCGACCAGCCGCCGCTGACCGACGCCGGCCACGTGTGCGACCCGGACGCGGTGGCGCGGCGCAACGAGGCGAGGAGGAGAACCGATGGCTGACCCGGAGATGACCTTGGCGGCGGCGGCCGACCCGGCGAGCGTGACCCTGAGCCAGCTGCGCGACTGTTTCGCGGCGGTGGGCATCGACCTCGGGGCCGACTTCGTGAAGCTGGAGCTGCACGACGACGTGCTGATCGTGGAGCGGCTGATCCGCAGTCCGGCCGGGCTGCCGGTGTCGCGCCCCGACGGCGGCGTGCAGGTGTCGGGCGTGCAGATCGCCGTGGTCGCTGACCCGCCGCCGGCGGGAGGCTGAGCCGTGGCCGACAAGCGGGACCCGTGGCTGCCGCTGCGCCTCGACCACGAGGCGCGGGTGGTGGCCGCCGAGCGGCGGATGCTGCGGGCCGCCCGGGCGGCGCTGCGCGCCTGGCTGGCCGACGCGCGGGCGACGACCCTGCCGGTCACCGCGGCCGCCCTGCCGCCCGACCCGTCGGCGCTCGCCGGCGCCGGGCAGGCGTGGTTCGAGGCGATGACGGTGCACCTGGTGCCGGCCGCCGAAAAGACGTTCCTCGCGGGCGTCGCCGACGCGGGCGGCGACCTGGAGCTGCTGCGGGTCGCGCAGATGAAGGACGAGTACCTGGCGGCGCTGCCGAACCGGCTGGTCGGCGTGCCCGACAGCGCGTGGCAGCTGGTGACGGCGGCCGTCGCCGAGCTGACCACCGAAGGCGCGAGCGTGCCGCGCATCCGCGACGCGATCGAGGCGATCCTGGGCGAGCGGTCGTGGGAGGACCGGGCGGTGACGATCGCCCGGACGGAGACGATCGGCGCGTACAACGCGGGGACGCTGACCGCGTGGCTGACCGCCGAGCAGGCGCTCGACGAGAAGCTGGACAAGGTGTGGGTGGTCACGCACGACGAGCGGACCCGGCACGACCACCGGGACGCGGACGGGCAGCGGGTCGCCCTGGACGGCGTGTTCATGGTCGGCGGGGTGCCGATGCGGTACCCGGGCGATCCGGCCGCGCCGCCCGGGCAGACGGTGAACTGCCGCTGCACGATGATCGAGGTGGAGGCCGACGAGCCCCTGCCTGTGGTCCCGAAGCACCGGTGGCCCCGGCGTGACCGGGCCACCGGGCTGGATATCACGGTGACGGCGGCGGCAGCCGCGAAGGGTGGCAAGCAGATGGCGACGTGGAAGGGTGTGCTGGCGCCGCTGGGTGCCAAGTCGGGCGACCGGCGGATCTTCGCGGCGGACGGTGACTGGTCGTTCCGCGACCTGCCGCTGCCGCTGCGGTGGGCGCGGGAGGACGCCCCCGGGCACGAGGGCGCGGTGACGATCGGCCGGATCACGGCCGGCGAGGTGCAGAAGAGCCGGCTGTCCGGGGCGGGCGACTTCATCGACGCGGTGCCGGAGCTGGGCGAGGCGCTGGAGCTGCTGCGCGCCGGGGTGCTGTTCCCGAGCGTGGACCTGGACGACTTCGAGTTCATGTTCACCGACGAGAAGGGCACCCCGATCGAGGAGATGTCCGACGAGGAGTGGGAAGCCTTCATGGAGGCCGGCGAGGAGCCGTACATCACGGTGACCAAGGGCCGGGTCATGGCGGTGACGCTCGTCGGCACGCAGGCGTTCCCCGATGCGAAGCTGGAGCTCGTCGACGACGGGCCCGCCGAGGAGGAGCCCGCAGACGACGAGCCGAAGGAGGAAGAGGCGGTCGCGGCGTCGGGCGCGGCGGCGGCGAAGAAGCAGGTCGCGCCGCTGTACCCGCCGCGCGACTGGTTCGATGACCCGGGCCTGGCCGAGCTGACGCCAATCACGGTCACCGCGGACGGCCGGGTGTTCGGGCACCTGGCGGACAAGGACTGCCACCTGTCGTTCCTGACCGGAGGGCAGTGCGTGCTGCCGCCGGAGGAGGGCGGCTTCGACTGGTTCCACCGGCCGGAGATCCAGACCGCCGAGGGGGAGCTGGTCGCGGTCGGGCACATCACGGCCGGCACCGGGCACGCCGACCTGCAGACCAGCGCGGCGTCCGCCGTGGCGCACTACGACGACACGGGAACGCAGGTGGCGGTGGTGCGGGCCGGCCGGGACGCCCACGGCACGTGGGTCGCGGGGTCGCTGGTGCCGGAGGCCACCGAGGAGCAGGTGCAGCTGCTGCGCCGGTCGCCGCTGTCGGGGGACTGGCGGTGGATCGGCGGGGCGCGACAGCTCGTCGCGGCGCTGTGCGTCAACGTCGGCGGCTTCCCGGTGGTGCGGGGCCGCTCGTCGGGCGGGCGGGCGTACGCGATGGTCGCCTCCGGGTGGGCGGGCTGGCGTCCGTCCGACCCGGACGCCGGCCGGCGGCGGGACCTGGCGGCGCTGTCCCCGGCAGCGTTCGAAGCGGCGGTGCGCCGCGCCGTGGCGGCCGGGTTCGCGGCCGAGCGGCAGCGGGCCGCCACCGCGGCGCAGGCCGAGCGAATCGCCGCGTCGATCGGCCGGGACCGCCGGACCCTGGTGGCGGCGCTGTCCGACCAGGTGCACGCCGAGTAGGGAGGGAAGCTGTGGGTTGCAACTGCGGCAACAAGCGTCGGGGCAGCAGCGTGTTCGTGCTGTCCTACGGCGACGGCTGGCAGGGCGGCGAGTACGCGTCGAAGACGGACGCGGAGATCGCCGATGTGCGAAAGGGCGGCGGTGGCACGATCCGCCAGGTGCAGAAGTAGGCAGCGGTGCGGCGCCCTGGTGGCGCCGCACCGCAGCGTCTATGTCATGGGCCGCCACCCCCGTTCCCGGGGCCAGCGGCGCCTGGGGTGAGCTCCGGGGGACTTCCTTCCGGGTTCACGTCAGGCGGTACTGCCTGGTGCTGATGTCCGATGGGTGGATCGCCAGGGTTTTCTGGCGAGAACGAACACTTGATGCGGAACGCAACGGCTTTCCACTCGACCTCGACGTGTCCGCCCGTCCTCTCGACCCGCCCCACAAAATAGTGAGCCGAGACGATGAGCAGCACTGGGATCGATAGGGGAGTAACCGCGGCGATCCAGCTCGCGGTTTCTCCCACTGTTGCGTACCTACCTGGCGGTACTGGGCTTCATGACATGCCCACCTTTCCTGCTCGGTGCTTCCAACTCCTCTTGTCGTCGCTGCCCGTGTAGGCGCCTGCGACTCAGGCGTGGTGGTGGGCAGTTACACACTGCCGTTCCGCCTTCGAGTGGGGCTGCGTTGGCGGCTCACGCAGGTTGTAGCCACGGAGGATGACGGCGGCTGCCGAAACCCCCGGTCGACCACCATCGTCGCAGCCGGGCGCTTGTCGCATGGTGGGTTACGCTGTGCGCTGAACCGCCGATGCTGGCTGCGGGCCGGTCGGGACGAGATCCCTACCGTGCTGAGGAGCCGACGGTGGACTTTCAGATCCCTCCGAGCCTGGACGGGCTCGATCTCGATGCGCTGACCGAGCTGGAGAGCCAGGCCGTTGCGGCGTTCGACGCTCTCCGCGACGACCCGGCCCTGGACGCGGACGGCCTCGCCCGGCTGCGTGAGCTGGCCGCGTTCGTTCAGTCGGTGCGTACCGAGCAGGCGCGGATCGAGCAGGCGGCGGAGCAGGTCGCCTCCGAGCTGGACGACCTGACCGCGACGGTGCACGGCGCTCCGGAGGGCGGCGATGGCGACGGTGACGAGGGCGACGGCGGCGAAGCCGAGGAGGAGCCGGCCGAGGAAGAGCCAGCGGAGGAGGCGCCGGCCGAGGAGCCGGCGGCCGAGGAGCCGGCGCAGCAGCAGCCGAGGCCGGTCGTCGCGTCGCTGGCCCGCCGGGCGGCCCGCCGTCAGCCGAAGCCGAAGGTGACCAGCGCCGGTAAGTCGGCGGTCATCAAGGCGGCGGCCGACGTGCCGAACGTGCCGCACGGGCACGTGTTCTCCTCGGTGTCGGAGGTCGCGTCGGCGTTCGACGACAAGTTCGCCGGCTTCCCGCGTGGGGTGGGGGTGGCGACCCGCATCAAGCAGAACGTGGCCCGGGTGGAGCTGCCCGTCGACCAGGCACTTGTCGCTGGGGGCAGGGGCCTGACCGACATGGAGCTGGTGGATCTGGCCGCGTCGGAGTCGCGGCTGTCGGGCGGCAACCTCGTCGCGGCCGGCGGGTGGGGTGCCCCGTCGGAGACGCTGTGGGAGCTGTGCGAGGGCCTGGAAACGACCGAGGGCCTGCTGGACCTTCCGGGCATCACGATCCCGCGCGGCGGCGGTATCAAGGTCCCCGCCAACCTGGACTTCCGGGACCTGTATTCGGGGATCGGGTTCGTGCAGACCGAGGCCGACAGCACCGCGGGGGTGGACAAGTCCTCGTACCGGGTGCCGACGGTGAACTGGGCGGAGACGCGCCTCGAGGTGGACGGGGTGCAGATCGAGCAGGACATCGTGCAGAACGCGGTGTGGCCGGAGCTGACCCGGGACGTGGTGCGGCGGGCGCTGACCGCCCACGAGCACAAGATCAACGCGCGGCTGATTCAGCGGATGGCCACCGCCCCGGCACAGTCGACGCAGTTCGCGCTGACCCTCGGTGGCGACGTCGACGGCGACGAGACGACGACCGCGCTGCTCGGCGCGATCTCCCTCGCGGCGACGGACTACCGGTACCGCTACCGGCTGAGCCGGCGGCAGCTGCTGGAGTGCGTGGCGCCGCTGTGGCTGATCGATTGGATCCGCGCCGACATGAGCCGGCGGGCCGGGGTGAACTACCTCGACGTGACCGATGAGCAGATCACGGCGTGGTTCACCAGGCGGCACCTGCGCCCGCAGTTCGTCTACGACTGGCAGGACGGGTACGCCGACGCGGGCGGCAACGGCTTCGGCGGCAGCGCCGCCCCGGGCCAGTGGCCGGGCACCGCGGACCTGCTGATCTACGCGCCGGGCACGTGGGTGAAGGGCACCAAGCCGATCATCGACCTGTCGGCGGTCTACGACAGCACGAAGCTGAAGGACAACGAGTACATCGCCCTGTTCACCGAGCAGGCGACGCTGCTGGTGAAGCGGTGCTTCGTGTCCTACAAGGTGTCGGTGCCGCTGTGCCCGACCGGCGTGACCGGGTCGACAGTCGCCTTCGACTGCTCCGCGGTCTGAGCTACCCGTTTGGTCGGGGCCGTGCCCGCGCTGGGCGCGGCCTCCAGCCGGTGAGGAGATGACGGGTGACGCAGCCCCTGGTGTACGTGGACGCTCCGGCGACGACGCCGTACCGCTTCGGGCTGTTCGCGGCGGCGGTCGTGGTCGACCCGGCCGACCAGCGCGAGTTCCAGGCCGGCGTGGAGTGGGAGCCGCTGTGCGTCGACGCGCCCGCGCCGACGAGCGCGGCGGCGGCCTCGGACCCGGACCGCGCGCCGATGGCGGTGCCGGACGGGGTGCCGTCGGTGCAGTCGGCGGTGATCCGGCTGTACGCCGGCCTGACCGGCCGGTCGGTGGCCCGGCCGGACCTGATCGACCGGGCGCGGCGGGCGATGGGCCAGGTCGAGCAGCAGTCGCTGGAGCACTACGTGTGGACCGGCGAGGCCGGGAGCGAGGAGTTCCTGGCGGCGGCCGACACGGAGGTCCTGGCGGGCTCGGACGTGGCGCCGGTGCCGCTGGAGGAGGGCGTCGGCCGGCTGGAGGCGCACATCGCCGACCGGGCCGGGGTGCTCGGCGCGGTGTGGGCTCCGAGGTGGACGGCCGGGTGGTTCGTGGGGAAGGGCCTGACGCGGGTCGAGGGTCCGCGCATGGTGGCCCCGCTGGGCGACCCGATCGTGTTCGCGCAGACGACCGGCGTGGGCCCGGGTGGCGCCGCGCCGGGTGACGACGAGGCGTGGCTGTACGCGACGGGGCCGGTGATGGTGCGGCGGTCGATGGTGTTCCTGCCGAAGCTGCCGGAGGCCCTGGACCGCAAGGACAACGAGGTGTTCGCCGTCGCGGAGCGGTTCTACACGGTGGGGTGGAGCTGCACGACGGCGGCGGTGAAGGTCAAGCTGCCGGCCGTGCCGGCGTAGGAGGGTGACATGACGGTGATCTACCCGAAGGACCGCGCGGACGCGCAGGTCCTCGCGAAGGAGCTGCTGGAGGCGGCCGGCGAGGAGCGCCGCTTCGAGGTGCGGACGACGACGGACGGCCCGGTGGGGCTGGCGTTCGACGTGCCGGACGACCTGGCGGACAAGGTGCTGAGCTCCGGCGACGGCCGGCAGCGTGTGGAGGCTCCCGCGGAGGCTGAGGTCACCGCGCAGGGCACGTCGGCTGACGCCGGGGCCGACGGGTCCGGGGCGGACGCCAAGCCGGCGGACGGTTCCTCCCAGCCGCCGGCGAAGGCGTCCCGGTCGACCTCGCGCAGCTCGCGGAGCTGACCGGTACCCCTCGCCCTGGGCCGCGCCGCCCCACCTGGCTTCTTCCCCGTGCCAGGTGGGGCGGCGCTTTTTGTGTGACCCGCTCCACGGCCCGAGGCGTACATAAAATTTGTACGCGAGGCTGAAACTCGCATACAATGAAGATGTACGCAACGCGCCACCTATGCAGGAGGACAGAGAGATGCAGGAGCGGGTCAACGAGCTGGCCGCACAGTTCGGCGTCGAGGCCGAGGCCGCCGACCAGTGGGGCCTGATCGCCCAGCTGGCGCGGTCGGTGGTGGAGGCCGAGCGGGAGCTGGCGCGGCACGCCGCCGAGCTCACCGGGGCGACCGAGGACGCGGTGGTGACCGCGAAGGCGGGCGACCTGCGGACGTCGGTGCGCGGCGACCTGCTGGCCGCCGTGAGCGACAAGGCGGCGGCGGTCGACGCGGCGCTGATGAAGGTGGCCGAGCGGCGGCAGGCCCTGGCGCTCGTCGCCGAGAGGGTGAAGGCGGCGCGGCCGAAGCCGGCGCCCGAGCTGGCCGAGCGCGACGAGGTGACCTGGACGCTGGGCCGCACGGCGCACCGCGGCAAGGTCGACCAGGTGATCGACGGCCGGGTGTGGGTGATCGACGCCGAGAACGAGGTGACCTGGGTGCTGCTGGCGGCCGAGGTGACGAAGGTCGAGCCGGCGAAGGCGGACGACCACTACCAGTGCCGGGGCTTCGCCAACGAGGAGACGTACTGGCACTGCTACACGCACGACCTGTTCAACCAGCAGTTCTGAGCCGAGCGGTCCGACGCCCCTCGCGCCCCACGTGGGCGCGGGGGGCGTCGTGGTTGTGTGGCCCGCTCCACAGCCCGAGGCGTACATAAAACTTGTACGCAGGCCTGGCGTTCGCATACAATGAAGTTGTACAGCAAGCCGCCCCGACTGCGTGAGGAGTGCCCGATGGCCAAGGAGATGAGCTACGAGATGCAGGCGACGATCGCCGCCCTGGAGGCGTTCACCGAGAACATCCGGTGGCGCGTGACCTCGGGCCAGGGGCTGATCCCGCGCGAGACGGAGGAGCAGGAGCGTGCCCGCATGGCCCACAACCGGCGGGTGCGCGAGCACAACGCGCGGGTGCTGGCCGAGCGCGAGCGGATCGAGCGGGAGCGGCAGGCGCGGGTGAACGCGCGGGAGATCGCGGCCGTGCGGAAGCGGCTGTGCGACAGCTGCTTCTGCGAGCTGCCGGCGTCGGGCGTCTGCGGGATGTGCTGAGCGAGCGAGACGAGAGAGAGGGAGCTGACCGTGAGCATCGAGCTGATGGAGACCGAGCCGACCGCCGACCAGTGGGAGGTCGTCGCGCTGTCCGAGGTGGAGGACGGCGACGTCGTGACGTTCGACCTGGACGCGCTGGCCGAGCGGCGGCACGAGAGCGCGCCGCGCGTCGACTGGTCGCGGGTGATGGAGGACGCGCACGCCGTGGCGGTCAAGGAGGAGTTTGCCGGGAGCGTGCGCCTGAACTTCTACGACCTGACCAACGCGACGGTGGTGGGCGTACCGGAGATGGAGCTGTTGCGGCTGGTCTGAGCCGCCCGAGCGCCCCCGCAGCCGTGCTGGCTGCGGGGGCGCTGCCGTTCCCGCCGGCGGGAGGGCCGCCGGCAGTTCACGTGGAGGAAGAGCATGACGACAACGACGGTGGCGCGGCGCGCGAACGCCGTGCCGGCCGACCCGCGCGAGCACGCGCGGATGATCGCGGAGGCGGTCGACGAGGCGTGGCACAGCCGGTACGGCGGCTCGCGGATCGAGGTGCCGATGTCGGTGGTGGCCGTCCTGGCGGTGCTGGCGCGGGAGGCGCCGGCCGCCGACCAGCTCGACCGGGTGGGCGAGATGGCGGAGCGCCTCGACCACGAGGGGTTCACGCTGCTGATCCAGCGGCTGTGGTGCGAGTTCGCGGCGCTGCGACCGGACCTGAACCCGCGGACGAAGCACCTGTGGTCGTGGATCGACGACGAGCCGGACGAGACGACGCAGAGGGCGATCCACGCGGTCGGCCAGGCGGCGCTGCGGCGCGGGCTGCTCGGCCGGTTCGGGCCGGACGGGTGGGGTGACTACGACCTGCTCGGGACGCTGCTCCAGCAGATGAAGAGCCACGGCGGGCGGAAGGGCATCGGCCAGTTCCTGACGCCGGTCGACGTGACGGAGCTGCTCGGCCGGATGGCGGCGCCGAAGGAGGGCGACCGGATCCTGGAGCCGTGCGCCGGCACGGGCACGATGTTCCTCGGCGCGGCGCGGGCCATGCGGGAGAACGGCCTCGACCCGACGACGTGCGAGTGGTGGGCGAACGACCTGGACCCGCTCGCCGCGGCGCTGTGCGCGGTGAACGTGCACCTGTGGGGGCTGGGCTGGCGAGTGGTCGTCGGCTGCGGTGACGGGCTGCTGGACGCCTGGATGCACGAGGCCCTGGAGCACCGGCAGATCGCGATCGACGAGATGCGGCGCGCGTGGCAGCTCGCCATGCAGATCCGCGCCGTGCGGAACGTGCTGGACCTGCCGACGCCGGAGAGCCCGCTGGAGCGGCACATGCGGAAGGCGCGGCCGAAGCCGCCGCCCCCGCCGCCCCCGCCGCCGCCGGCGCCGGACTCGTCGACGTTCGACGCGGAGGCGGTGTTCCGGCAGGGCCGGCTGTTCTGACCGGCCGGTTGTGTGACGCGCTACACGGCCCCCCACGTACATAGAACGTGTACGCGGGGGAGTCGGTCGCATACAATGAATGTGTACAGCACGCGCACCCTGAGCAGTGGAGGCGGAGATGGAGAAGCTGGTGGAGCTCTTCGAGGTGACCGAGTGGCGTGGCGGGGCGGTCTACCGCACCCGGTACGTGCGCGACGAGTGGGTGGACGTCGACGCCCGCGCGCCCGAGGGCTTCGTCTACGCCAACAAGTCGACGAGCTACGAGGGCCGGACGCTGCGGATGCGGCGCGCGTGAGCAGGGACCGAGGGCGAGGAGAGAGCGAGATGGGCAAGAGGACGATCCAGGCCGGCAAGCGCGCTGCGGTGCAGTGCAGGCCGGGCGGCCACTGCTACGACGGCGAGGACCGCTGCGTGCACTGCCGCGAGCACATCGCCGACCCGCACCAGCCGGACTGCCCGCACGCGGACGAGCCGGTCGACGAGTGCGACGCGCGGCCGGCGGACGTCGACTAGTGGCTGCGTAGGCGGGGCCGGGCGGGTGTCCGGCTCCGGTGCGGAGCCCCTAGCCGGGGTTCTGCTGTACGGCCGCTATTGACGATTGCGGCCGGACAGCGCAAGGTAACTGTCCGAAGCAAGACCCGGTTCACGTGGAGGTAAACCATGGGTCTACGCGCGCTGGTCGGCACCGAAGGTGCCAACGGCACGTACGTGGCGCGGCACGTCCAGCACGACGGCTGCCCGACGATGGTCGTCCCGGCCCTGTCGGTGCTGGTGCACGAGCTGTGCGGCCACCGCCCGGAGCGGGCGGCGGCGGTGCTGTTGCAAACCGACTGGTCGCGGCTGTTCGCGGTGCCCGGCACCGGGCCGACCGGCCACCTGGTCGGCGTGCCCACCGAGGGCTACCCGGTGCAGTTCGGCCGGATCGCCGAGGCCCGCGCGGGCGACCGCGAGTGGGCGTACCTGTTCGGCGGCCACCGGCTGCACGTCTACCTGGGGGTGTTCCCCGAGCGCGGCCCGAAGCGGTGGGAAGCGTGGGCGTGCTGGTCGCTGCACGAGCTGGGCGACCTGTCGCAGCTGGACCTGCTGGAGGTCCAGAAGGCGGGCTACGCGGCGCAGTGGCGGGCGTCCGACTACCGCGGCTACATGGAGGCCGTCCGCGAGGCGGCCCGCGACTCGACCCGCATCCAACTGATGCAGGCCGGCCGGTGAGGGCGCTGGTGGGGCACTTCGCCCCGGACAGCCGGTGGTACCGGGCCCGCCTGGTCGAGCTGGAGGGCCAGCCCAGCTGGACCCTCGCGCAGATGCGGGTCATGTGGGCCCGCACCTTCCAGGGCGACACCGCGGCGATGGTGCGGCAGCTGCTGCACCGGCACTGGTCGCTGCTGGCGGTCACGCACTGGCCGGTGGACCTGGTGGCCGAACGCCGGCCGGAGTGGACGTACGTGTGCGGCGTCGGCCGGGGCTACAGCGACCGGGTGTGCAGCCCGGCGGCCGTCGGGCTGATGGGCGCCGACCAGCCGTTCCACGACGAGGGCTGGGCGTACCTGTGGGAGCACGGGCTCGGCGCGCTGCACGTCTACGCGGCGCACGGCGGCCGGTGGCACCACCTGGCGACCCTGCCCGCCGACGTGTGGGCGGACCTGACGACGCAACTGGTGACCGATATCGAGGCCAGGTACTGCTGGCTGGAGCGAGAGGAGGCGGCGGCGTGACCGTCGAGACGAGGAAGCCGGCGGACCCGACGGTCCGGACCGAGGAGTTGCAGCGCCGCGACCAGGTGCTGCTGTTCGGGCAGGTGGTGGAGGTCGCCGACGTGCAGCAGGTGCGGGACTTCCCGACGTGCGTCAACCTGGTGATCCTGCCGCACGGCGGCGGGCAGCCGAGGGAGACGCTGGTGCCCCGGGACATGCTGCTGCTCGGGATGCGGCTGCCCCGGCTGCTGCCGATGCCCTGCCAGGGCTGCAAGGGGGTCGTGCAGGTGCCGGTCGACCTGGCGCAGGGTCCGCCGCCCGCCGTGGTGTGCGGGCGGTGCCGTGGCCGGATCGTCGAAGGGACGGCGCGGTGGTCGCAGCCGGTCCCGGCGGGGCGGTACTGATGAACGACGTGCTGGCGGCCCTGATGGCCGACAACGACGCCGACCGGGAGAAGTTCCTCAACCGGGAGGTGCTGCGGTACGCGGTGATGCGGCAGATCACCTGCGAGCGGACCGGGCAGGTCCTCGACGTCCGCACGGCGGTGATGGTGACCTGGATCAAGGGCGACAGCCGCAGCGCCGTGGTGGTGACGGGCGAGGCCTGGGACGAGGTGGGCGAGAGCGTGCGGGCCAAGGTCGCTGAGCTGGGCGCGGAGCTGGAGGTGATCGACGGCCGGGAGCTGTAACCGGCCGGGTGGCGGCTGTTGCCGCTGGTTGGCAGGATCGGGGCCGTGCCTTCGGGTACGGCCCCGTTCACTGTGGAGGAAGCACTGCCGGCAGATGCTCGCCATGCGGGCGGTGCACGTCGGAGCTTCCGCCGCAAGCATGGTCCTCATGACGGCAACACGAAGTCCTTTACACCGGTCGCGATGGCCGAGACGGTGCCGATGAGGCCCGACACGGTGGCCAGCTTCGCGCTTGGTGTCGCCCAAGTCCCACGGCTAAAGTCCGCCCAGCGGCGCGAGTAGAACAGGAGCTTGAACTTCTGCCAGCGGTGTTCCCGCAGGTGGCAGCCGAGCAGCAGGCCGTAGGAGTTGTTCCTGCAAGTGACCGCGCGTCTGCGCGTCACGGCACCGCACCAAGCAGGCGCCTGGAGGAGCGACCAGATCATCACGCCGCCGGAGAGCAGGTAGAGCAGCTCGGGGCCTGCGTTGCCGGTCCACCACAGCGTCACCAACAGCAGGAGCGCGACGAGCCCCCAGTAACGGCGAAGCATCTTCATGCTCGATGCGTAATGCAGCAACTGCCCTCGGTAAAGGTTTCTGACGGATGTTGGCAGGGGAGTGGATGCAGCCGAGGTCGCCCTCCCGGACACAACTCGTAGACATGTGGGCGATCTCCTGATGCCTTGGGCGCAGGGGATGTGGCAATCTGACGTTGTTGGCGAGGTCGTGACTCGGTGAAGGGGGGCTTACCGGGATGGTGTCGGAGATGGATGCCCGCTTCACGGAGGGCCTGCTCAACCTGACTGACGCGAGCCGCTACCTGCGTGTCCCTCAGCAAACGTTCCACCGGTGGGCTCGGGGCTACCAGCGGGGGGAGGCCCTGCTGCATGTCATCGAGCGCGAGCAGACGTCGCTGCCGGTGACGTTCATTGCGCTGGCCGAGGGTCACGTCCTGGAGGCGCTGCGCGATGCGGGCGTTCGACCCCAGAAGATCCGTCCGGCTCTCAACCGACTCCAGGAAGAGTTCGGGCGTGACTACGTGCTCGTAGCAAAGGAACTGGCGACCGACGGGATCGACGTCCTCTGGGACTTCTCCAAGAGCAGGGCGGGCTCGGGCCTGATCGCGGGTGACACGGGCCAGCACGTCATCCGCGAGATCGTCCAGGACTACATGTCCTACATCGCGTGGGACAGCGACGGCTACCCGGCGCAGCTTGAGCTACGGCACTGGCTGCCGTCCAAGGTGGTCGTCGATCTGCACCATTCCTTCGGGCAGCCTGTCTTCGCGGGTACCGGGACCAGGGTGGCGGACGTCGCCGGGATGATTAAGGCGGGTGAGGACGCTGACGCGGTCGCGGAGGAGTTCGGACTCAGCATCGGCGACGTTCGAACCGCCACCCGCATCCTCCTTGGCCGCGCCGCCTGAGTTCTACATCGACGAGAACATGACCGGACGCACGGTTCGGCGGTTCTTCGAAGAACTTGGTTACGCGGTCCACACCCCCGCCTCGGTCTTCAGCAGGGAGCAGTTAGAGAAACGGGTCGAGGACCAGCGATGGCTTCCCGTCGTTGGGCAGCGGGGGTGGGTGGTCTTCTGTCGCGATCAGCACATCCTTGATCGCGAGCTGGAGCTGAAGGCGTACCTGGACGCGAAGGTCCACATGTTCATGCTGCCGGGCAACGCGACGCGGGCGCAGATCGTGGAGCTGCTCTCGTTCAACCTCAGGGATATCTGCGCGCTGGCTGCCGCACGGAAGCCGAACGTCTACTGGCTGATGCCCACCGGCGTCGTGCCGTATGAGCGGCGGCGAGCCGAAGCCCAGCGGCGACGGGTTCCGCGCCCCCGGTGATCGACGGCTGTCACTCGGTCGTCGTATGATCGAGTTGTCGCCACCGGGCCACGCCGGGCCAGGGATCAGGGCCGCTGTACGCCTCCCTTGATCGCCTCGGAGATACCGGCGTCGGCATCCGACCTTGGGCCGAGCGCAGTCGCCTCCCACGGAGCAACGGCGGATTCCTATCCGTGTGCACGACGCATTCCCATGTCAGTCCCAGCGCCTCCCCCTGTCGGAGCCCGAGGGCCAGCGTCACGGACCAGCGGGCCGCGTTACGCCGCCCGGCCGCCGCCGCCAGGATCGCCTTCGCATCGTCCGCCGTGAGTGGCCGGATCTCCTCCCGACTGACGCTCGGCGCGTCGATCAAGGTGCAGACGTTGCGGGCGACCCGCCCGCGCCGGTGGGCCACCGTCAACGCCCGCGAGTTCCGGGTGCCGAACGGCCGGGCCGAGCAGATCGAGGCGCTGATTCGCGACCTGGTGCGGGGCAACCACCCGGCGGCGCGGAAGTAGCGGCCGGCAGCTCGTCGACGAGGGCGCTGTGTCCCACCCGGGGCCAGCGCCCTCTCGGCTACGCTGGCGGGGTATTCGCCGCTGGCTGCGGGCCGGGCATGGACCTTCGCTGTTGAGGGATGCCAAATGACCGCAGTGTGCGACACCCCGGTGAAGGGGAAGATGCTCCGGGCCACGAAGCTCGGGGTGTGCGGCGACCCGATCCTGGGCGCCGGAGGATGGCCGGTCCACGTCACGTCGAAGGGCTTCGTCTCGGTCGAGTACGGGGCCGAGGTCGACGACGGCGAGGAGATCGACCAGAAGGATGCCAACGGCGACCCGCTGGTGTACGAGCCGGCCCGGCGGCGGATCAAGCTGTACAACGTGACGGTGACGGCCGGGCGGGTCGACCCGGAGCTGTACACGCTGTTCACGGGGATGCCCGTGGTGCTCGACGAGGACGGCAACGCGACCGGCATGAGGATCACCAGCAAGGTGAACCTCGACACCGCGGTGGCGCTGGAGCTGTGGTCGGGGACGTCGCTCAAGAAGTGCGTGGCCGGCGCGGTGCAGCGGCCGCGGTTCGGGTACTTCCTGCTCCCGCAGATCATCGACGGGCAGATCGGGGACTTCACGGTCGAGAACGGGGCGGCGAGCTTCACGCTGACCGGCAAGGCGATCGAGAACCCGGGGTGGGGGACCGGGCCGTACGACGTCTACCTGCGCAAGACGGGCGTCGCGCGGCTGATGGACCCGATGGGCGACGAGGACCTGCTGCACCTCGACTGGACGTACCTGCCGCCGCCGGCGCCGACGTGCGGGCTGACCCCGCGGCCGCCGGACGGGAACGTGACGGCCTCGGGCACCGACGCGACGAACATGACGGCGCAGTTCGCGCCGACGTACGTGCCGGCCGCGCCGAACGACACGTACACGGTGGATTGGGGCGACGGGGCGTCGTCCGCCGGGCCGGCGATGGCCGCCACGGTCAGCCACCAGTACGGGGCGGCCGGCGTGTACCTCATCACGGTCAGGCACACGGCCAGCGGCGCGGAGCGCTTCAAGTCGTTCGTCGCCCCGGCCCCGGCCTGAGGTAGACGGTGACGCAGCCGGCGCGGACCGGCCCGTGCGCGTGGCCGCTGAACACGGCGTACTGCAAGGGCTGGGAGCAGCACGACGAGGCGGTGCGGACGGCGGCGACGGACCTGGCGACGGAGGTCCTGTGGGCGCTGTCCGGCCGCCGGTTCGGCCTGTGCTCGTCGACGGTGCGGCCGGTGCGGCGCGGCGACGGCGAGGCGTGGCGGCGGTGGGAGTCGTGGCTGGACCTGCCGTACGGCAGCGTGGCGGCCGGCTTCTGCGGCTGCCCCGGCCTCGGCTGCGCCTGCGGGCCCACCGGGACGGAGCTGACCCTGCCCGGCCCGGTCCACGCGGTAACCCGGGTTGTCATCGACGGCCAGGAGCTGCCGGCGGCGGCGTACGCGGTGTACGACCGGCGGTGGCTGATGCGCCTCGATGGTGGGAGCTGGCCGAGCGGGCAGGACCTGACGAAGGCCGACGACCAGCCGGGCGCGTGGGCGGTCACCTACCAGCGGGGCGTGGAGGTGCCGGCCGGCGGGAAGGTCGCCGCCGGCACGTACGCGTGCGAGGTGGCGAAGGCGATGGTCGCCGACACGACGTGCCGGCTGCCCCGGCGGGTGCAGACGCTGGTGCGGCAGGGCGTGCAGGCGTCGTTCGTCGACCCGGCGCAGCTCGCCCGCGACGGCATGACCGGGCTGCCGGAGGTCGACCAGTGGCTGCGGGTGGTGAACCCGAACCGGCTGCCGCGCGACTCGGTGGTGTGGTCGCCGGACCTGGACCGTGGACGAAGGAGGACGTCGTGACCGAGCCTGTGGTGGAGCCCGTCGACGACGTGGCGTGGCCGGTGGCGGTGAAGCTGCGCGAGCTCGTCGGCGGCGCGCTGGACGGGGCGCTCGGCGGCACCCCGGCGGTGGTGTCGGTGGTGCCCGGCCGGGATGTGGCGATCGACTCGTGCTGCGAGGGCCAGGCGTGGGTGCGGATCGTGCGGACGTACCCGGTGGATCCCGGCGAGTTCCCGAACGGGCGGGGCTCGGCGCTCGACGAGGGCGCCGACCCGGGCGTGTTCTGGGCGGTGGAGCTGGGGGCGGGCAGCGCCCGGTGCGCGCCGACGATCGACGACGCGGGGAACCCGCCGACGGCGGCGCAGCTCGAGCGCAGCGCGGCGGAGCTGGCCGACGACGCCGGCCGGATCCGGCGGACGGTGCTGTGCGAGATGCAGAAGCTGCCGGCCGTCGAGGCGGTGTGGATCGGGGAGCAGTCCAGCGTCGGCCCGTCCGGCGGCTGCGTCGGCCAGGAGGTCCTGGTCGCGGTGATGACGAACATCTGCGTGTGCGAGGAGGACGGCTGATGCGCAAGGGCCAGAAGGTGACGGTGCGGGCGCTGACGGCGATGCCCGGCGTCGAGGACGGCGCGGTGCAGCACCTGGAGTGGGGGCCGCGGCTGGCGACGCTCGTCGACGCCGGCCGGTACGAGGTCCTGGAGGGCGAGGACGCCGAGCAGGCGGCCACCGCGGCGCCCGACGCGCCGGACGGCACCGAGCCGACCCCGGCGCCGACAACGCCGGGCGACGGCGACGGCGACGGCAGGACGAGACGAGCACGGGGCCGCTGATGGCGGTCGTGGTCCGACCCCGCGTCGACCTGTTCGCCGGCGAGGTGCGCAAGCTGCTGACCGGCCCGACGGGGCCGGTGCTGGCGTTCGTCCGCAGCGTGACCCGGAAGGTGCGGACCCGGGCGGTGCTCAAGTGCCCAGTGGACACGGGCCGGTTGCGGGCGGCGCACCGCGAGGAGGTCGGCGTGCGGGCGGGCCAGGTGTACGGGTTCGTGGAGAACGACGTCGAGTACGCGGCGGCGGTGCACGACGGCACCGGGGCGCACGTCATCCGGCCCCGCCGGCCGGGCGGGATGCTGCGGTTCGCGACGGGCGGCCAGGTGGTGTTCACCAGCCTGGTGAACCACCCGGGGACGCGGGCGCAGCCGTGGCTGCGGGAGGCGATGGAAGAGGTGGCGGTGCCGGAGGGGTTCCGGCTCGTTCGCTCGTAGTGAGGAGACAGGATGCGGGAGTTCACGACCAGCGCGAAGGTGGCGAAGCAGGACGGCGGCGAGAAGAAGCTGCCGGACGTGCCATTCAAGCTGGACGGAGTGGACATGGTGTGCCGGGCGCCGAAGGACGCGCAGCTGGCGTACCTGATGGCGGCGGCGTCGTCGAGCCGGACAGAGGCCGACCAGGTGGCGGCGGTGCTCGACTTCTTCGAGCAGACGCTGGAGCCGGCGAGCCTGGCGGTGTTCCGCAAGCGGCTGCTGTCCACCGAGGACAGCTTCGACTTCACCGACGCCATGGCGATCTTCCAGCACGTGTGCGAGGAGTGGTCCGGCCGCCCTATTGGGTCGGGCAGCGCCTCCTGACCCTGGCGGTCAGGCGCTGGCCCGAGTTCCACGGGACGCTGCTGCTGCGCACCGGGCGGGAGCCGCTGGACCTGCCGCTGCCGTCGCTGCTGGACGTGATCTACGCCTGGTGGGTGGAGGGCGGCACGGAGAAGGACGTGGCGAAGTTCCGGCAGGCGTTGGAGGCCCCGCCCGTCGACGCGGAGATGGAGGGCCGCGAGGAGTGGTCCGACGAGGAGACCGACCAGAGTTTCGCCCGGGCGCTGTCAGGCTCCAGTTGATGTCCGGGCTGGGTGCCAGCCTGTTTAGCTGGCTGCCTCCAGACCCGTCGCAGCTCATGTTTGATGGGACGCGTTCCGAGCTGTCATAGCCGATGAGCACGCAGGGTAGTTGCGTGACCAGCTAGGGCTTGTGCGGTGCGGAAGACTGTAGAGGTGACGACGAACGACGACGAACGCCGCCCACGACCACGCTTCAGGCGGCGCACCGAGCCGGTGGTAGGCGCGGTCGATCCGGAAGCCCTGTTTGGCGAGCTTCCCCGGACACCTAGCGGCGTGGGTGCCCTGTGGTCGCATCAGGCCGACCAGCTTCGGACGTACGCCAAGGAGCACTCCGGCACCCCGGACGTGGCGCTCGAACTCCCGACTGGGTCTGGCAAGACCCTCGTGGGTCTCCTCATCTCGGAGTGGAGGCGCCGAACGCTCGGTCAGCGGGTGGTCTACGCCTGCCCGACCAAGCAGCTCGCCCGCCAGGTGCTGCAGAAGGCGACGGCTCAGGGCCTCCCGGCTGTGCTCCTGATCGGCTCACATTGGGACTGGGACCAGGCCGAGCTCGCCCGGTACACCCGAGGCGACGCCATCGCCGTCAGCACCTACAGCGCCATCTTCAACCTCAACTCATACCTGGGTGACGCCCAAACCCTGGTGTTCGACGACGCCCACGCCGGGGAGGGCTTCGTCGCCGAGGCGTGGGCGCTAAGCGTCGACCGCGAGTTGGACCAGTACGAGCAGCTCTTCGACGCGCTCGGCGATTCCATCGAGCCGTCCTTCGTCGCACGGATGGCCGCGCCTGCTGGGCCAGCTGCCGACGCCGGAGAGGTACGGCTCATTCCTATCGGTGCGGTCGCGCGCCACGCCGAGGACATAGACCGGGTCCTGGCTGGGCTGAAGGACAGCGCCTCCTACCGGTTCAGGATGCTGCGCGCCAACCTCAGTTCGTGCCTCTTCTACGTGTCGCGGCGCGAGTTCTACATCCGCCCCCTGATTCCTCCGACGTTTGAGCACGAGCCCTTCACCGGACCGGCCCAGCGGCTCTACCTATCGGCGACCCTCGGTGACGCCGGCGAGTTGGAACGCGCCTTCGGTCGCACCGGCATCAAGCGTGTCCCCGTGCCAACGGCGTGGGACAGGACCGGCAGTGGGCGGCGCTTCTTCGTCTTCCCCGAGCTCGCGGCTCTCACGGCCGAGGCGCCGGCGGCCGAAGCTCCGGCGGCCGAAGCTCCGGCGGGCGAGGCTCCGGCCGATGAGGACCTTGAGGACGCGAAGGAGCCAGACGCAGGCTTGGTGGGCGGCTTGCTCGACCTGGCCAAGAAGCGACTAGTGCTGACGCCTGACAACGACTCGGCCACCCGGATCGCCGACCTGCTCGGCGTTCCTGCTGAGAAGCGCTTCACCGCCAAGGACTCGGACACTGGCATCCAACCGTTCATCGACGCAGACACTGGCACGCTGCTCGCTCCCAACCGCTACGACGGCATGGACCTGGCCGACGACGCCTGCCGGATGATGCTCATGTCCGGTTTGCCGATGGCATCTCATCTACAGGACCGGTTCCTGGAGACCAAGCTGCGTGCCTCCGAGGTGCTCCACGAGCGGATCCGCACCCGCGTGCTCCAGGGTGCCGGCCGATGCACCCGCGGCCCAAAGGACTGGGCCGTCGTCGTGGTGACCGGCGAGGACATCCTGCGCTTCTTGTCGCGTGCGGAGGTGAGGAAGTCGTTGCCGGTCGAGCTGCAGGCCGAGATCACCTTTGGCCTTGAGCAGAGCCAGGCACCAGCCGATGATCTGCTCTACCTCGCCGAGAGTGCACTGAACCAAGACGAAATCTGGCAGGAAGACGCCGAGCCGGAGCTGGCGAAGTTGCGTCGCGAGGCCACCCGCGCCCCGCAGCCGAACGTGGCTGAGCTGGCTGCGAGCGCGGTGCGCGAAGTGCGGGCCTGGACCTATGCCTGGCAGCAGGACTGGGAGTCGGCAGCCCGCACGGCCGTTGAGGTGTTCGAGAACCTGACGGCGGCCGGCCTCCGGCCATACCGCGCCCTGTGGGCCTACCTCGGCAGCGCCTGGTCCGCCCAGGCCTCCACGGACGACGCCTCCCCCGCCGCCCTGCGCAGCGCTGACCTGCTGCGTAAGGCACACAGCGCCGCCGTCGGGACCACATGGCTCAAGGAGGTCCAGCCGCTCCCGAGTGCTACCTACGACTCCGACCCCATCGACGAGGAAGGTGTGGAGCGCATCATCGCCCTGCTCAAGGGCAGGCTGAGTTCGCCCGCGAAGTTCGAGCGCGAGTCCTCGACCATGCTCGCGAACCTGAACCAACGGGAGGCCCCCAAATACGAGCAAGGGCTCGTGGCGCTGGGTGAGCTCCTGGGCGCAGAGTCGTTCAAGCCGCCCGGAAAGGGGCGAGCCGACGCCGCGTGGGTGTGGAGCCCGCTGTGGATAACCGTCGAGGCCAAGAGTGAGCAAGAGTCGGAAGGCATGCTGAGCATGGACTATGTGCGGCAGACCAACACTCAACTCGCTTCCCTGGCTGGTGACCGTGACGTAGATGCACCACCCGACGGCAGCGCCTCGGTTGTTGTGACGCCGCGCAGTGTGGTTGACCCGGACGCCGTACCAATCGCGGCCCCGCACGTCTACCTGGCGACGCCGAAGCTCGTCCTGGATGTCGCGCACGACACGGTGCGGGCGTGGAAAGAACTGCGGGGCATGGCCAAGGGGGTGTCGGGCGAGATACTGCATGCCGACGTCGCCCGCGTCCAATGGGAGCACCGCGTGTTGCCGACGCAGGTGCGGGAACGTCTGTGCCGGGACTCGGTCCGCGGAACTTGAGTGCCGTCTGCCTCCGTGCTTCGGTTCGTCGGGCTCATCGTCGCTGATCTGGGGATCATCAAGCGTCGGATGGGATGCGGGACGTCAGACAGTCGTGAAAGGACAGGAGTCGCCCGGGCGCGCTGGGCAGCATGGCCGGCGCGGGTTCCAGATAGAAGGGAGATGGCCCCGGACCGGGGCCGTCTCCCTTCCATCGGGGATCAGCGGAAGCCGTCGCCCCGGAACAGGGTGGAGCCGGGCTCGCGGCGGGGCAGCGGGACCGGTGGCTCCTCGTGGACGGGCGCGGACGCCAGGAACGGCAGGTACCGTCGCAGGAAGTCGTCGACGCCGGGGATGGCGAGGACGCGGGTCACCGCAGCCGCCGCGGCGATGGCCTGGGCGATGAGCGGCACGGCGTCGATGCCGGCGACGGCGGCGATGGTCGGCAGCAGCGACAGCAGCGCGACGACGGCCGCGAAGATGGTCCGCGCGGTCGCCCGCCACGGGTGGCGGGTCTGCGTGGTGGTGGGGGTCATGGTCCCTCCTCGGGTTGGTCAGACACACAGGTCGAGCAGTGGCACGCACACCAGCGCCGGGGTGGGCTGGGGCGTGGAGTTGGGTGCCGGCGGGCCGGGTGGCCCGCTGGGGCCTCCGGGTCCGGCCGGGCCGGGGGCTGGTGCCGGGCGGGGCGTACTCGAGGGCGGCCGGGGCCCGGCCCGGCCCGGTGCGCCCGTCGACGGGAGCGGGGCCGGATCCGGGGCGGTGCAGCCGTACCGCCGGCGCATGTCCTGCACCGGCTCGTCCCTGGCGGTCAGGCGGTCGAGCACCACGCACAGGTCCTTCCGGGTCTGCTCCAGCCGGTCGTCCCGCTGCCGGTTGGCGCTGGCCTCGGCCGCCCGCCGTCCGGCCTGGTCGGCCTCCAGGGCCTGCACCCGCCGATCCATGCGACCGCTGGCCAGGTCGTAGGCGATGACCGTGGCCGCCGTCGCGCAGATCAGCGGCAGCAGCGCGTACAGCGCGAGGAGTCGCCCCAGCCTGCGGCGGTCGTGCGCCACCACCGGGTCGTCGGCCACCGTCGCGAGCCGCCGGGTGTCATCGGTTCTGGGCGTGGTCACCGGGCCTCCCGCCGAGCGCGTCGGGGTCGAGACCGGCGGCGAAGACGTCCAGCCGCAGCCGGGCGTACATCTCCCGGTAGCGGGCCACCTCCGACTCCAGGAACTGGTTGCGCTCCTCCAGCCGGGTCAGCCGGTCGTCGACCCGCCTGTCGAAGTTGGCTTCCCGCTGCACGTCGGCGGTGCGGCGCGTGCCGAGCAGTCCCAGCAGCGCGGTGGCCAGCGTCGCCAGCACCGCCAGCGCCCCGACGGCCACGGTGAGGCCGGAGACGTCCCCGCCGGCAGCACGGATGATCTGCCCTGCCAGCCACACGCTGCCCCCTCACCGGATCGGCGGGGCGCTCACCGCACCGGGTTGCGGTAGGCGGCGTTCCAGGTGTTGCGGCCGATCAGCCCGTCGACGTCCAAGCGCTGATCGCGCTGGAACGCTTCGGCGAGCGCGCGGTACTCGGGGCCGTAGATGCCGTCGTTGCCGGCGCCGCCGAGCCACCGCATGCCCTTGCCGACCGACCAGCCCCGGCGGGACAGCTGACTGGCCCACTCGCGCAGCCAGGCCCGGTCGGTGCGGCCCCGGAAGTAGCGCTCGTGCAGGCCGGACACCGAGTAGTCGGGACCGGACGCCGGGCCGAAGTACCAGCCGGCGGGCAAGGGGAAGGCGATCGGCGTGCCGGGCGCGGGGCGTCCGGCGGTTGGCGGCTTCGGCTGCGGCTGTGGCTGCGGCGTCAACGAGCCGACGAGGGGCAGGCCCGCCTTGAGCCAGGCGTAGATCTCGTCGCCGGGGCAGGAGGTGTTCCCGCGGTCGCGGTGGCCGAGGAGCGTGAGCCGCCGGCCCTTGCGGTCATTGGCCTCGTCGTAAAGCCACTTGAAGGCGCGGCGGGCGGCGTCGGAGACGTCCTGGCGGCCGGCCTGGTCCTTGCCGATGATGCACACGCCGATGGCCTCGGTGTTGTGGCCGGCGCAGTGAGCGCCCACCGTCGTCCACCCGCGGCCCTCATAGATGTGGCCGGTGATCGAGTTGATGAGGAAGTTGTAGCCCACGTCCGACCAGCCCCGGACCCGCATGTGGTAGTCCTGGATCTGGCGGGGCGTCTGCGTCGCGCTAGCCGCTGAGTAGTGGCCCATGAAGACGGTCCGCTTGGACCAGGGCACGGTGGAGCGGGACTCGGGTGGGCGGGCGCCCCATTCGGCGCGGCTGATGATGTCCACTGGTGTCCTCCCGGCAGCGTGGATCGTCTGTCGGGGGACAGCGGCTCTACGGTAGCGGCCTGGGGTGACGGGCGCGGGCCGGGAATGAGGCCCGCCGGCCGCCGCTGCGCGGGCAGCGGCGACCGGCGGGGGTCGTGCGGGGGCCGGCCACGACGCTGGGGCCGGCCCCCGGGTCAGCGGGCCTGCGCGGGCAGGTCGAACTCGCCCGCCTTCGCGCCGGCGATGAAGGCGTCCCACTCGCCCGCGTCGAAGACGCGGGTCGGGCCCTGCGGGTCGCGGCTGTTGCGCAGCTCGACGTTGCCGCCGCCGAGGAAGCGCACGTCGACGCAGTTGTCGCAGTTGGGGCCGGACTTGCTGGACTTGAACCACTGGCCGGTCGGGCGGGCCTGCATGTCCACGGTGGTGCTCCTTCGGTTGCTTGCCGGCCGCTCCCGTCGCGGCGGGCGGGTCTACGTGCGCCAGATGTAGCGCAGGTCGTCGGGGGCGTTGGCGCGGAGGATCACCTTGACCAGCAGCTGCTCCAGCACCGACTTGCGGAAGGGCGGGGCGATGCCGGAGAGGGTGGCCCGGCGCTCGGCGGCGGTCCAGGTGACCGCCTCGATGGCCTCGGCGGAGAGGGGGACCTTCCGGCAGCCGAGCGGGCATTTGTAGGTGCGCTCGCCGCAGTGCGGGTGCGGGTGCATGGGCACGTCGCACCGGCCGCACCACAGCAGGGTGCGCAGCAGGTACGGGTCGGTGCTGGCGGCCATGTTTCGCCGGCTCCAGGCGGCGGCCCGGCCGCACAGGGAGCCGCCGGAGATCAGGCTGGGGCGGTTGGCGTTCACGGCCGCCCCCCGTTGCCGCGCCACCGCTGCGCGGGCGTGGTCAGCACCGCGGTGGAGAGGATGACGGTCGGCCCGTTCCAGGAGGGGGTGGCCGGGGGGGTGGGCCGGGCGTCGGCTTCGGGTACCGACGCCCGGCGGTCGGGGATGGAGCGGCGGCGCAGCCAGCGGGACCAGCGGCGGTGCCTCGCGGGGGCGGTCACAGCGCCCAGCCGTAGGCGTCGACCTGGACCTGCTCCGCCCAGCTAGCGGCGCCGCACGGCCAGGCGTTACGGCACCAGGTGCAGCGGCGGTCGTTGACGGCGATGAACGGCCAGGCGAAGCCGACGCGGACGACAGGGCCGTCGGGCTGGTGCGTGGCGAGCATGTGCCCGGCAAGGATCAGCCTCTCGCCGGGGCTGAGCACGAGATAGCCGTAGCTGGGGACGACCTCGCCGGGCGGCGGGGGCGGGACCACGAGCTGCTCCCGAAATGGAGGGGAGCCCGAGCGGCCTGCCGAGGCGGCGCCGGACCTGCCGCTGTGTGATTGGCCCCGACCGGTAGATAGAACGACCACGAGTAGCCCCCAGCCTTCTCTGAACCCGGGCGCTCATCAGTGATCGAGCGGTCACTGTGCATCACGCCCACCAGCGACCGTATGGGCGGTCGCCGATGGCGTGCGAGGATGTTGCACGATGTTGCATCAACTCGCGTCGTCGTTCAGATCCCGGAGCGCCCCCGTGATGAGGGACCGCGCCTCCCGGCCGTAGGCGGCTGACCCGGCGAGCCGTTCGAAGGCCCGACTGTAGACGGCGATGTCCCGGGGCTGGGTCAGCTTGAGTTCTGCGGAGATGGTTTCGACGAGGACGGTCTTCGCGTCGAGGATCCAGAACCCGTGCAAGGGGAGAAAACCGTGCGCGGCGCGGGTGGGAATGACACCCAGGTGAACGCGGGGGAGGGTGGAAAGGGCGAGCAGCCGGTCCAGTTGACCGGCGAGCACGTCGGGAGGCGCGACGCCCAGAGTCAAAGCGGCCTGGCAGAACACCATGTGGAACCGGTGGTCACCCCGGTAGAGGATGCTCTGACGCTCCATTCGCGCGGCGACGCCTTCTTCCACGTCGTCCGGCAGATCGTGAAAGTCGATGAACGCGCTGAGGATGGCGGCGGCGTACTCGGCTGTTTGCAGGAGTCCCGGGATGACCTGCGGCTCGAACGCGCGAAACAGCTTCGTGTCAGCCTCGAAGCGGACGCTTTCCCGTTGCCGTGTCCGCGTGCCGGACCTGAGCAGCCGCCGCCACTCGACGAACATGGTGTCGATGGAGCGCACGACCGCGACGAGGTCCGCCGCCTGGTCGTCGGCCCTGCAAAGCCGGCACCACGTGCGTACGTCCTCCTCGGAGGCGTTGATGACGCCGTGCTCCAGTTTGGAGACCTTCGTGTAGTGCCAACCGGCGCCTGCGGCAAGCGCTCTGCCCGTCAGGCCGGCGTCCTGCCGGATGTCCCTGAGCCTGACCCCCAGCGCTTCCCGGGCCTGACGGGCAGGTGTGCTCACGTCGTTGCAGGTCGGTACTCGGCGTACGGAACCGCACGCGGCCACAGGTCGTCACGGGTTGCCCGGTACAGGTTCAGCTGCTCTGGATCGTCCTCTACGGCGTAGCCGGCACCACGCCCATCCGGCTTGAACAGGCTGAGGACGAGCAGGTGGTCATCGAAGAGCCAGCAGTCCTCGGCGGGCAGGGTGTGTTCGGCTACCTGCGCACGCGGAAGGTACCTGACTTCCTCGCCGGCCTCGATGTTGCCCGGGTCCAGCTCCATCGCCCAGCGCATGTAGTCCGACAGGGGCTCCGTCACGATGCGCAGCCGCTGAACCTGAGTCCCTGCCGACGTCACCTGGCTCATGAAGGACAGCCAGTCCTTCCGCCATGCGAAGTCGTCCGGTATGCCGCGCAGCCACAAGTCAAACGGAACGTCCTCGTCTTCGACGTGGTACGTGTCACGCAGCTCCAAATGCCAGGCACGGGTGCCGGGGCGGAACATCGACCGAAACTCGGCACTGGTGATGGGTTTCATCGACTGCTGGCCACCAGATTCTGCATGTGGCGAGCCGGAACCTCGACACAGGTTTCGTGACTCGGGATGTCCATGAGAGCGAGAGCGGCCTCGTCGGTTACCCGCGCGCCCTGGATGATGTAGTTGCCTTCCGCGGTGACGTCGATGATGGGCGCCTCGATCCGGGTCACTTCCCCGTCGAGACCGTTCTTGGCCAAGTGGCGCATCAGTGGAGCGGGCACCTCAACGACTGTCTCCTGGTCTGTCTCTAGGGCGAGGACCGCGGGATCGGCAACCTTCCAGCCCTGCACAACGTAGCTGTCTCGGTCCGTGGCATACAGCGTGGGGGATTGCCCGCCCGTCGACTCCTTGCCCAAGAACGTTAACCGCATGCCCCTGCCTCCTAGCGATAGTTGCACGTTGTTGCCCGTCCGCTGATCGTGAGCCGCTGCGCGTGCAACGTCAAGGGATCGTCTTCGTCGGTTGCGGTCGAGATATACGGCCGCAGTGGATGAATGCGACCGCCGGAGCTGGCCTACGCTGGGGACGTGGCGCTGGGGCGTGCGTACATCGAGATCGTCGGCGACGTGAGTAAGTTCGCGCCGGACCTGAAGCGCGGGCTGAAGAAGGCGCTGAAGATCGGGGCGGTGCCCGCGCTCGCGGCGAGCGCGACCGGCGCCCTGGTCGGCCTGACCGGTGCGTTGTCGCAGGTCGGCGGCGCGGCGTTCGCCCTGCCGGGGGCCCTCGCCGTCGGCGCGGCGGCGGTCGGCGCGCTGCGGGTCGCCACCGCGGGCCTCGGGGACGCCTTCAAGGCGGCGGCCGGCGGCGACATGGCGGCCTTCGAGAAGGCGATCGAGGGGCTGTCCCCGCAGGCGCAGAAGCTGGCCCGCGAGTTCCGGGGCGTGAAGCCTGCCCTCGACGGCATCCGCAACGCGGCGCAGGACGCCTTCGCCGGCCCGATGGTCGGGCAGGTCAAGCAGACCGCCTCGGTGCTCGCCGGCCCGCTGCGCACCGGCCTCGCCGGCATCGCCGCCGAGTACGGCAACGCGGCGCGGCAGGCGTTGGAGTTCGCCCGCCAGGGCGCCACGGTGTCGGTGCTGCGCGGGGTGCTCGACACCGCGAGGGGCGCGGTGGCCAACCTCGGTGTGGCGGTGGGGCCGCTGCTGGCCGGGTTCCGCGACATCGCCGTGGTGGCGCTGCCGTCGCTGGGTCAGCTGTCCGGCGTGGCCGGTGGGCTGGCGGCGAAGTTCGGCGGCTGGCTGACGGCGATGGCGCAGAGCGGCGCGGCCACCGCGGCGATCCAGACGGCGGTCGGCATCGTGCGGCAGCTCGGCCAGGTCGCGGCAAACGTCGGCGGCATCCTCAGCTCGGTCTTCCAGGCGGTCAGCCAGGCGGCGGGCGGCGGCGGCGGGCTGCTCGGCAGCCTGGTGCTGGCCACCGGCACGCTGCGGGGGTTCTTCGCCTCGGCGGAGGGCGGGGCGGCGCTGCAAGGGATCTTCACCGCGCTGGGCGCGGCGGCGTCGGGCCTGTCGCCGGTGCTGATGACGCTGCTGGGGATCATCGGCCAGTCGATCGTGCCGGCGCTGATGCCGCTGGTGCAGGCGGTCGTGCCGGCGTTGCAGGCCGTCGCGACGGCGCTTGGCCCGGCGATCGCCACGCTGGCCGGGGCCCTCGGTCCGGTGCTGGCCGCCGTGTCGGCGGGCATCCAGGCGCTCGCCCCGGCGCTGGGCCCGATCGCGCAGGTGATCGCGTCGATCGCGCTGGCCGTCGCGCCGCTGCTGCCGGTCATCGGGCAGCTGGTGACGATGCTGGTCGGCCCGCTGGCGCAGGCCCTGTCCGCGCTGGGCCCGCTGGTCGGGCCGCTGGTGACCGCGCTGGCGCCGATCCTGCTCCAGGTCGGGCAGACCATCGCGGCGATCCTCGCGCCGGCCGCCGGGCTGCTGGTGCAGCTGTTCACCCAGCTGGGGCCGCCGCTCGGCCAGGTGGTGACGGCGCTGGGTGGTGCGCTCGCCCCGATCCTGGCGCAGGTCGCGCCGCTGGCCGGGGTGCTGGTGAACGCGCTGATGCCGCTGATCCCGACTATCCTGTCGCTGCTGCCGCCGATCATCGAGATCGTGGTGGCGCTGACCCCGCTGATCGGGGTGCTGGCGCAGCTGATGACCATGGCGATCCAGGTCTCGGCGCCGCTGATCCAGCTCGCGGCGCTGCTGTTGCAGTTCCTGGCGGCGCAGGCGATCGCGCCGCTGCTCTCGGGGATCGCGAGCGCCCTGGTGTGGCTGCTGCAACCGCTGTCCGGGGTGTCGGGCTGGCTGTCGCAGATCAGCGGGTGGCTGTCGAGCATCGACTGGGCCGGGGTCGGGTCGGCGATCGGCGGGGCCTTCTCCTCGGCGTGGACCGCCGTGGCCGGGTTCTTCACGTCGATCGGCCAGTGGTTCGCGGAGCTGCCGGGGAAGATCGGCGGGTTCCTGGCGAGCCTGCCGGGTCTGCTGTGGAGCCTGTTCACGTCGGCGCTGAGCATGGCGTTGCAGGCGGTCGGCATGGGCATCGGCCTGCTGATCTTCTCGGTGACGCAGCTGCCCGGCCTCGTCCTCAACGGGCTCGCGGCGCTGCCCGGCCTGCTGGCCGGGTTCTTCACCCAGCTGTGGGCCAGCGCGCGGTCGCTGACCACGGCGGGCGTGAACGCGGTGGTGACGTTCGTGACCGGGCTGCCCGGCCGGATCATGTCGGGGCTGTCGCGGCTGCCGAGCATCATGGCCAGCGCCCTGTCGTCGGCGCTGAACGCGGCCCGCAGCGCGGCGACGAGCGGCGTGAACGGGCTGGTGTCGTACATCAGCGGCGTCCCGGGCCGGATCGCCGGGCTGGCCGGGAAGTTCGTGTCCGCCGGGAAGAGCCTCATCAGCGGGTTCATGAACGGGCTGAAGAACGTCGGCGGGTTCATCGGCGACGTCGCCGGGTCGATCACGTCGGCGATCACGGGGTTCATCAACCGGGTCATCGGCAAGATCAACTCGGGTATCGCGGCGGTCGACGCGAAGCTCCCCGGGTCGCTGCCCCGCATCCCGGCGCTGGCGAACGGCGCGATCCTGCGCCGGCCGACGCTGTTCCTCGGCGGCGAGGCCGGCGACGAGGTGGTGGTGCCGCTGACCCGGCCGCGCCGGGCGCGGGAGCTGGCCGAGCAGTCCGGGCTGATGCGGCTGCTCGGCGAGGGCGGCGGCGGCGCGTCGGTGGTGTTCGGGCGCGACGCGATCCGCGTGACCTTCGAGGGTGTCCTGCCGACGCGGCAGGAAGCGTTGGACACCGGCCGCGCGGTCGGCGAGGGCGTGTTGGAGACGCTGGCCCGCCGCGACGTGGCCACGACCGTGAGGACGATCTGAGTGGGCGAGTACAACCCTGACCGGCCCTACGTGCTGGGGATGCAGTGGGCGCCGCTTGTGGCCGACGCGGTGCTGCTCGACACGGCCAGCGAGGTCGGCTACACGTTCCGGGCCCGCCGCGGCCACGCGGACGGCCAGGGCCTCAAGCGAGTGCGGCTGAACGTGACCTTGCCGCCGCCCGGCCTGCCGACCCGCAAGGAGCTGTTGGTCAACCTGTACCCGGCCGGGAAGGTGGGCGGCACCGGGCCGGTGCGGAAGCTGGTGATCCCGGTGCGGGAGGGCGCGCTGGTCACCGGCGCTGCCCTGGCGGGCGGCTCGACGGCACCGCCGGACGCGGTGAGCAACCCGTCCGACCCGCGGCACATCACCCTGACCGGGCCGAACGCGGCGGCGAGGTTCTGGTTCGACACGAACTCGGCGCTGACCCACGCGGCGTTGGACGGCCGGCGGATCCTCGACGTGTCGGTGCTGTACGTGATCTCGGGTCCGTTCGCCGACCTGGCCCCGGCGGTGGCCCTCGGCCTCGAGCGTCCGTCGATGGGCGTCAACTGGATCATGGACGAGACGCTGACGGGGCCGGCGGTCCACAACGGGGTGACGGCGGTCGGCCGGTCCCGGCTCGGTGAGCTGAACCCGTGGTGGAACAGCAGCGCCGCCCCGACGACGGAGCGGGGCCGCCTCCCGTGGCGGGCGCGGACCGTCAGCGGCACCGGGTCGCTCACCGGCGGCCTGACGTCGCTGTCGCAGTCGGGCTCGACGAACATCAACGTGCGGCTCCAGGTCGCCGCCAACGCGGCTGCCGGCGCGGTGTTCCAGGTGCACTACCTGGCGCTGGAGGTGACGTACGGGGTCGAGAACCGGATCGGTGGCGGCGGCCTGGAGCTGTCGCAGGGCGCGACGAACATCAGCGGCTTCTACTACGAGATCCCGATGTGGGACACCGAGCTGATGATGGGCGGGGTGGAGCTGGTCGCCGGGCGCGAGTACACGGTGACCGTCGGGCAGGCGTACGCCGGGCAGCTGTCGGTGGCGTCGCCCGTGCCGGTGAAGGCGGACCGGCTGGGGCAGGTCGAGCCGTTCCCCGCCCACCGTGGGGTGCTGCTGCGCAAGACGCTGCGCGCCGGGTCGACGCCGACGGTGGAGACGATCGACGAGCTGCCGTCGATCGAGCTGTGGGACGGGGCGTGGCCGGGGCCGCCCGGCACCAAGGACCTGAGCGGCCACGCCTACCTGACGCAGGCCGTCGCCACGGTGTCGGAGCTGACGCCGCAGGGCTACACGATGCAGAAGATCGTCGAGGATGCCAGCGCCGACTTCGTGTGGGCCCGCTTCTACGCCCGGCACCTGCCCGGCACCCGCGCGCCGCTGGAGCTGGCGCAGGTGAACGAGCTGAACACGACCGAGCGGGTCGGCCCGCAGGCGCGGATCACGGTGGAGGAGTTCGACGCGCTGCCGGAGATCGCCGAAGGCTGGCGGGAGGTCACGGTGCGCCTCGACCCGCCGTACCTGTCTGACGGCATCGGCGAGCTGACCTGGTGGTCGTTCTCCAGCAGCGCGGACGGCCAGTCGCCGTGGCAGGTCCTCGGCGCTGACGCCAACCCGGTCACCACGGCGATCGACGAGGCGTCGGGCTATGGCGGAAGTGCCACCGTCGACGGGAACGCCGACGCGAGCGCCGACCTGACGCTGATGTTCGCGCAGGAGATGGACGCGGTGACGGGCCTGACGGTGGCCCCGGCGGTGCAGCCGCTGACCGTCGTCGACGACCAGTGCGACCGGCCGGCGGCCAAGATCCCGACCGGCATCCGCTACCACCGGCTGTCGTGGACGGCGGTCAACTCGGCGGTGGTGGCCGGCTGGGGCCACTACGAGGTGCAGCGCCAGGACGACACGATGGCCGCCGACGAGTGGGAGACGATCGCGAAAGTCGTCGAGCCGTCCGTGGCGGCGGTCGACGACTACGAGGCGCGGGTGGGTGTCGCGTCGCGGTACCGGATCAGGATGGTGCACCGGCTCGGCATCGCCGGGCCGTGGTCGGCCCCGGTGGCGGCGACGATCGCCGCGCCGGGCGTGGAGGGCCGCAACGTCGACACCGGCGTGCTGATCCTGACCAGCAACCACAACCCGGCCGGGAACCTGGCGTACGTGATGAATTGGGACCGGCAGGCGGTGGAGGATTTCGCGTTCCCCGAGGCGGGTCAGGTCGAGCTGCAGGAGATGTTCGACCGGGACTACCGCGCAGCGTTCCGGCCGCTGGAGCGCGGAGGGGTCGAGTTCACCCGGACGGTGCTGGTGAACGCGGCGGCGGTGCCGCCGGCCACGATGGACCGCGGCTTCCGCGACCTGCGGGACCTGGCGTGGGACACGGTGCCGTACGTGTGCGTGCGCGACGAGCTGAACAACCGGTGGCTGTCGACGCTGCTGGTGCCGTCGGCGTCGGTGAAGCGCAGCCGCAAGGCGGGCCACCTGCACCTGGCGCAGCTGACGGTGGTGGAGGTGACCGGCACGCCGGCCCCGATGGACGGCGGGCCGGCCCCGTGCGAGGGCCTGCGCCCGGAGGGGCAGGTGGAGTCGGTGACGGCGAGCAGCCCGGTCCCGGCCGCCGCCCTCGCCCCGCTGGTGTTCGGCGACGGGTTCAACCGGTCGGTGCCGGACGGGCTGGGCGGCGACTGGACGATCGTCGACGGGGCCCCGGCGGACTTCTCGGTGGCCGCGGAGGCGGCAACGATCGAGCTGACCCTGGCCGGCGAGCGGCGGGCAGTGGTCGGCGCGGGCTGGGCCGACGTCGACGTGCAGGCGCGGTTCCGGTTCAGCGCGAAGGCGACGGGCGCGCCGATCAACGCGTACCTGATCGGCCGGCACGTCAACGGCGGGACCGAATACCGGGCGCGGCTCGCGGCGCAGACCGACAACTTCCTGGCGGTGCAGCTGGAGGCCGTGTCGGGCGGCGCGCTCACCGCGCTGACGCAGCTGACGGCGGTGCGCGACGAGTGGATGGGCTTCCAGACCTACCAGGTGGGGCCCTGGTACCGGATGCGGTTGCAGATCCGCGACGGGGCCGTGCGGGTGGCGGTGTGGCCGGACGGGAAGCAGATGCTGCGGTGGGAGCAGTCCGTGAAGGACCTCTCGGTGCAGGGCGTCGGCAAGGTGGGCGTGCGGGGCGTGCTGTCCTCCGGTAACACGAACGCCGCCCCCACCGTGTCGGTCGCGGACTTCACGGTCCTGGAGCCGCCCACGAACGACCTGGACGTGCGGGTGGAGCTGCGCCCGACCGGCGACGACTGGTCGGCGGAGCTGTCGCGCACCACCGACGCACCGGTCACGGAGTTCGACGACGGCATCGGGTGGAAGCTGACCGCCGACCCGGTGTCGACGTGCATGAAGTTGTGGGGCGGCGTCGGCTACGAGCAGTGCCTGGACACGCGGGACCTGGTGGCGACCCGGCAGCGGCGGTGGCTGCGGGCGGTGTACCGCAACGACATCGCCGGCGACGGGGCGGCGTCGCTCTACTGGTCGGCGGACGGGGTGAACTGGACGGACCTCGGCGGCGGGCCGGCGGCGCCGGAGCCGCCGACGCTCGACCCGGGGCGGTGGTCGCTGGTGCTGTCCGGCGATGTGACGGTGGCCAGGGCCGAGATACGCCACGGCGAGAACGGGCCGCTGCTGGCCAGCCCCGACTTCGAGGGCCAGCCGGCCGGCACGACGCAGTTCGCCGACGCGCAGGGCAACGTGTGGGAGGTGGACGGCCGTGGCATCTGCGCGCCCGCCTGACCTGCTCGACCTGCCGGGGCACGTCGGGCAGCGGTCGGCGTCGTTCCGGTTCGACCTGATCGACGGGCGGACCGGGGTGCGGCGGGGTCAGCTGACGCCGCTGCGGGACACGTCGCCGAGCCTGAGCCACGACAGCACGTCGACGATCCCGCGGCGGCTGTCCGGGGTGACCCTCGGCGTGGCCGACGCGGCGCGGGTCAACCAGCTGACCGACCGGATCGCGCCGTGGATGGTGCTGGGCGACCGCGCGGCGTACCCGCTGGGCCGCTACATGGTGGCGGACTCGGCGGACCTGGTGACCAGCGCCGGGTCGACGGCGCCGCTGACCCTGCTGGACGAGATGTTCGTGGTCGACCAGGAGCTGGACGTCGGCTTCGACGCGGACGGGCAGCTCGTCGACCAGGCGGTCGTGCGGCTCGTCGACGGGCTGCCGATCGGGGAGGTGTGGGTCGACGCGACGGAGTTCACGTCGGTGGCCGCGTGGTCGCCGGGCACGTCGCGGGCGAACGCGCTGCGGGACCTGGCCGCGTCGGGCGGGTACTTCATGCCGTGGTTCAACCATCAGGGGCGGCTGCGGCTGCGGCGGGCGTTCGACCCGGCCCACCAGGCGGTGACGATCGACCTGGACGCCTCCCGCCGGGTGATCCGCGGGTCGATCTCGCGGGTGAACGACCTGCTGACCGCGCCGAACCGGTTCGTGGTGGTGTCCAACGACCCGGGCTCGGACGCGGAGCCGGTGGTGGGCGTGTACGACGTGCCGGCGTCGGCGCCGCACTCGATCGCGCAGCGCGGGTTCGTGCTGCCGAAGACGGTCGACGTGCAGGTGCGGTCGCAGGCGCAGGCGACGGTGTACGCGCGGACGCTGGGGCTCCAGCAGACGGTGTACGAGTCGGTGGAGCTGAGCACCCCGGTGGACCCGCGGCACGACGCCTACGAGGTGGTGCGCTGGGACGGGGTGCGGTGGTTGGAGGTGGCCTGGACGATGCCGCTGGTGCCGGGCGGGGCGATGCGGCACACGCTGCGGCGGGCGTACCCGGAGACGGAAGGCGGGGAGGCATGACCGGGAAGGGCGACGGCGGCAAGCAGCAGCCGGCCGTCAGTGCCGTGCAGGTGAAGGCGATCGCCGAGGCGGTGCTGGAGAAGGCGATCCGGCTGGGGCTGACGTGGCGGCTGCGGCCGGCGACGGTCACGAGCGTCGGCAGCGACGGGACGATCCGCGCGCTGCACGACGGCGACCAGGTGCCGATCCGGGTGGCGTCGATGGTCGGCCCGGTCGCGGTGCAGGCGCGGGTGATGGTGCTCAAGACGCCGCCGGCCGGGAACCACATCGTCGGGTGGGTCGGCACGCCGGCGCCGGGGCAGCCGCCGGGCCTGCTGGTGCAGCAGTTCACGCAGAGCGGGACGTTCACCGTGCCGGCGGGCGCGCGGCTGATCCGGGCGTACGGCGTCGGCGGCGGCGGTGGCGGCGGCGGGGTGACCGGCGCGGCCGGCGGCAACGGCGCGGGCGGCGGTGGCGGCGGCGGTGGCTACTGCGAGAGCGTTTTCGAGCCGGGGGACCTGCCGGCCGAGGTGGACGTGACGGTCGGGATCGGCGGGGCCGGCGGGGCGTTCGGCACTGGCGCGCAGGGTGGAGCGACGAGCTTCGGCGGGCTGTGGACGGCCGGCGGCGGCCAGGGTGGCGGCGGGATCGCGGCGAGCGCCGGGGACACCGTGGGTGCGCGCGGCGGCGGCGGCACCGCGGTTGGTGGGAACGCGGTGAACTCGCCGGGCGGCTGGGGTGCCTACAACCGGACCCTCGACAACCGGCACCTGTTCCTCGGGCAGGGCGGCAACTCGCTGCTGGGGTTCGGCGCGCCGCAGTCCGGGTCGGTCAGTGGGAACGGGAACAACGCGGACGGGTGGGGCGGCGGCGGTGCCGGCGCGATCGGCAGCTCGGTGTCCCGGTCGGGCGGCAAGGGTGGGGGCGGCCTGTGCGTCGTGGAGGTCGTCTACTGACCGTCTGACCTGGCCTTGGAAACAGCGCAGCCCCGGACCGCGAAATCCGGGGCTGTGCTGCGTTCACGTGGAGACACCAGCATAGCGGCCGGGTCGGACAGCGAGCAAAGCGCCGCGCCGCCCGTACATACAACATTGACGCCAGGGGCCGATTCCTATACAATGTCTTTGTACGTCTCGCCGTCTCTACGAGGAGGAATGGATGGGCAAGGCATTGGTCGTGGCCTGGGGCCACGAGTACGTGGACGAGGTGGTGGACGCCATCGGCGACGTGGAAGTGGACGTCGTTGTCGGGAAGCCGACCGTCGCGCAGTGGCGCGGTGCGCCGCTCGTGGTGGTCGACGCCCGCGTGCAGACCCTCGCGGCCGGGATGCCGGCGCACCCGCGGATGGTGGTCGTCGCGCCGGAGAAGCTGGACGGCGACCGGCTGGCCGCCGCGTACCGCGGCTGGCAGGCCGACTACCCGGAGGTGCCGGTGTACCACCTGCCGACCGGCGCGCAGGCGGTCAGCCAGCTGGTCGCCGAGGCGGCCAAGGGTCAGGCGGCCGAGGTGCGCGTCGGCGTGGTCGGTGGCCACGGCGGCGCCGGGGCGACGACCCTGGCGGTGGCGCTGGCGCTGGTCGCGGCCGAGGAGGGGCGGCGCGCGCTGCTCGTCGACGCGGCCGGGCGCGGCGGCGTGGACGACCGGCTGGGAATGCCGGCCGAGTTGCTGCGGGTGGTCGACGAGCCGTTCCGGCCGCTGCGGGCGGTCGAGCGGCACGCGGCCGACGTGAAGGTGGTCGACCTGGACCGGGCGCTGGACGCCGGGCAGATCGAGGTGGCCCGGCAGTGCGACGTGGTGCTGCTGGTCGCCAACGCGCGGCGCAACGCGATGGCCAGCCGGCGGGTCGCCGCCAAGCTGTCCGAGGCGGGCGTGCGGTGGGCGCTGGTGCCGACGTGGATGCACGACACGACGGCGCAGGAGATGGCCCGCGAGTTCGGGGTCCGGTTCATGGCCGAGGTGCCGCTGGAGCCGGTGTCGGTCTTCTCCGACGGGCGAGTGCACCTGATCGACCGCTGCGGCCTGCTCGACCTGGCGCGGGACCTGCTGCGCAGCGCGCCGTACTTCGCCGCCCGGGTGGCGGCCTGACCGTCCCCGGCGGGTGCCGTACATTGACCTTGTATGGCATCCGGCCGTGGGAGGAGAGGAACAGTGAAGGTGAACCAGGTGAAGCTGAAGGCGGTCACGCGGAGGATCGCGGCCGACCTGATGACGCCGGGCCCGGTGGAGATTCCTTCGATGGTGGGGCTCAAGGAGATCGTCCGGATGTTCGGCGTGAAGGACAACACGCCCTACCAGTGGCGGTCGAAGGGCCAGCTGCCCAAGGAGGACGGAGAGGTCAGCAACAACCCGCAGTGGAAGCTCATGACGATCTACGCCTGGGCCGAGGAGACCGGCCGGAAGATTGTGTGGGACCCGTGGGACGTGCTCGAAGAGGCCGACGAGGCGGCGTAGGTATGAGCAGCGTCGAAGCCATTGCGGCCGTACACATGGGGTGTAGGGTGCCGGAAAACGCGTCGACCCCGCCAGGCGGTCATCTGGCGGGGCCGAAGGTGAACCCGGAACGGAGAACGGGTCGCACGCGCATCGTACGCCAGTTCGGGCGGCGGTGCGCTGGCGGCGCTGCACAGAGAGGCCGCCTGCATGGTGGACCGCTGGACGGTCGAGCGCGCGGTGAGGCACGAGCTCTGCACGCTCGACCCGCCTGGCCGGCAGCTCGTCCTGACGCTGCTCACGTGGTCCGACGCGGCCACGGCGACGATCCCCGAGCAGTTCACGCCAAGCCTGACCGACCTGGAGAAGGGGACCGGGCTCGCCCGGTCGACGGTCGCGGCGTGGCTGAACAAGCTGGAGGGTCAGTGGGTGTGGCGCGACCGGCCGACCGTGGCCGACGCGCGGCGCAAGAAGGCCCGGACGGTCTACCGGATGGGAGTGCCGCCGGACCTGTTGCGAGCACTCACCGAGCTGGGGGTAGTTGGTCCGCGTGCCGGACCAGCCGCGCCCGAATCGCCCGGGTCTGGTAGTCCGGTGAGCGGACCAGTGAAGGGCGCTTCTAGTCCGGGTCGCGGACTAGAACTAGTCCGCCAGGCGGACCGAGTTGGTCCGCCACGCGGACTCAAGACATACAGGGAACAAGAAACGGTTGGTCGCCGCACCGCGAGCGGCGCCGACCATCGGTACGTCGAGGGGCCGAACGGCCGGTGCGCCCACCCTGGGTGCTCCAAGTCGGCCCCGCTGCACGGCGCGAGCCTTCGCGCGGTGCCCGAGGAGGGAAGGAGAGTGATGGGGGAGTGAGGGTGATCCTCGCGCCGGTAGACGTTGCGCAGTGCGCGGCGTGCAGCGGCGTGCTCGTGGCCGCCGGAGACGACTGGCGGCACCGCGAGGGCACGGGTTGCACCGAGCTGGCCTCGCCGGTGATCTGCCGGCACCCGGACTGCGACCTGCCGGCCGCTGTCGGGAGTGAGGCCTGCGCGGGCTGCGCGGGTGCCTTTTCGTCGTCGCGAGATGTCGGGTCGCAATACCCGACGGCGACCGTATAAAGTCTATGTAGGACGTTCGTTCACGTGGAAAGGGACGAAGGATGAGTTCACGGTTCATGCCCGCCAGCCGCAAGAAGGCGAAGGCGCGGATCGCCCTCGCCGGGCCGAGCGGGGCAGGCAAGACGCTGACCGGGTTGAAGCTGCTGTACACGCTGACCGGCTCGGTGACGATCGCCGACGGCCTGGAGCGGATCGCGTTCGTCGACACCGAGCGGGACTCGGCCGACAAGTACGCGGTCAACCCGGAGCTGCCCGGCGTCGGCGACATGACGCCCGAGGAGGCCGGCGGCTACGGCTTCATGAAGTTCTCGCCGATCAAGTACGACCCGCGGCAGCTCGTCGAGCTGATCGACGAGGCGGCGCTGGCCGGCTTCACGGGCTTCATGCTCGACTCGGCCTCGCACTACTGGTTCGGGCCGGGCGGCATCTTGGAGCTGGTCGACCTGTTCGCCCGCAACCACGGCGGCCGGTCGATGGACGGCTGGAAGGACGTGCGCCCGGTCGAGCGGGCGTACATCGAGGCGCTGATGAGCTTCCCCGGTCACGTGGTGGTGTGCCTGCGGTCGAAGCAGAAGTACGAGATCACCGAGGGCGCCGACGGGCGGAAGCAGGTGTCCAAGCTGGGCATGCAGCCCGACCAGCGCGATGGCCTGGAGTACGAGTTCGACCTGGTGGGTGACCTCGACCAGGGGCACTACCTGCGGGTGACGAAGAGCCGGTGCGACGCGCTGGCCGACCAGGTGATCCACAAGCCGGGCGCGGAGCTGGGCCACCAGCTGCTCGACTGGCTGGACAACGGCGAGCCGCCGAAGGACGTCGACTGGCCGAAGGCCCTCGCGGCGTGCGCGTCGCGGGAGGACCTCGCGGTGCTGTGGCAGCGGGCGCAGCGGCTCGGCAAGACGCAGAGGTTGCGGGACGCCTTCAACCAGCGGGGCGCGGAGATCGCGGCCGCCCGGAACGCGGCGGCGGTCCCGGGGTCGCAGCTGGACCAGGCGCTCACCGAGGCGGCCGGGCCGGCGCAGGTCAACGGCCGGCAGCCGGAGACGGCGGGAGCGGCTCGGTGAGCGACGTGCAGCAGCAGGCCATGCTGGCGGCGGTGTTGAAGGCGCTGCTCGACGAGGTGCGCAAGGTCTACGACGTGGCTCGCGCCGAGGCCGACGACAGCCTGGTGAAGCTGAACGACCAGCTCGGCGTCAAGACGATCGAGGTCCGGCTGCCGGGCTACGACGGCGCGGTGGCGCAGGTGACGCTGAGCGAGCCGAAGACGGGCTTCGTGGTCGACGAGGCCGGGTTCCTGGCGTACTGCAAGGCGGAGCACCCGACCGAGGTGCAGGCGACCGTGCCGGAGCCGGTGGAGTCGGTGCGGCCCGGCTGGCGGAAGGCGCTGCTGGCCCGGATGAAGGTCGAGCCGGACGGCACGGTGGTCGACGGCCAGACGGGCCGGATCCTCGACTTCGTGAAGGTCGCGGAGCCGCCGCCGCCGTCGACGACGCTGACCTTCAAGAAGGGCGGCCGGGAGGAGGTGGCGGCGGCCTACCGGGACGGTCGGCTGGCGCTGCCGGACCTGCTGGCGCTGCCGGCGGCCGAGCAGGAGTGAGCGGGTGCGGGGCCGGGCGAGGGGCGACCTTCGCCCGGCCCCGCTCCACATCGGAGCCGGGGAGGTGGGCGGTGGCGATCGACGCGCGGCTGGTCCGTGACGGCCTGGTCGACGTGGAGGCGTTCGCCGCCGCCGCCGAGGCCGGCCCGGTCGGGGTGTGCGACTCGTGCGCCGGGCTGCTCGACGGCTCGGCGCAGGAGGGCGGCGGCCTGGTGTGGCTGACGACCAGCTGCCGGGGCTGCGGGCGGGAGCGGACCGCGCCGGGCGGGCGGGCGCTGCCGCGCCCCGCGGGCCGGCGGCCGGGCCCGCCGGCGTGGCTGCTGGAGGCGGCGGCCGAGCTGGACGCCCGGCGGCTGGGGGAGCGGCCCGACCGCTCACAGCCCGCCTAAGCCGGGCCGCGCCACCGCCTCACTCCACCACCCGACCGGCGGCGCTCGGCGCTCTCCGTGGACGGGGGACCGCTGCCCTTTGTGTGACGTGCTCCACGGCCCGAGGCATACATAAAACTTGTATGCGAGAGTGCCATACGCCTACAATGAATATGTACGCACCGCCCCCACCCTGCATGAAGGAGTTGGCCAAGATGCTGAGCTACGAGGAGCTTCTGGAGCGCGCCCTGCTGGTCGCCGTCGAGGAGCTGGACCTGGAAGAGGCCGCCGCGTCGATGGCGGAGGAGCCGCTGACCGACGACGACAAGGTGGAGGTCGAGGTCCGCGAGGTCCAGACGCTGGCCGACGCGGGCTTCATGACGACCGACTGCGGGGTGGTCATCCGGCTGACCGACGGCCGCGAGTACACCCTGACCCTCAACCGCTACCGCTGA